TGAACACTATTGTAACAGACATTTTATTACAGCTAAGTACAAACTTTGGTTTAATGAATTACCTAGTACATTTAGTTTATACTATCCTGATTGTAAGTTTAATTTTAATGGGTCTAATCAAGATGGTTTATATTCTTTAAAATCAGCAGGTACTACTTATACTTTGTTTTCTAAAACTCAATGGAGGTGTAACACAAACACTAATCCAAATATTGTTACATTACACGACAAACCATTAGCTATTGATAAGAGTGAGTTGGATGGTGAAAACGAAGAACGCTACTATTTTCAGTTTCAAACTGGTATAGGTGATGCAGCTAGTGATATTCCTGATGCGATTAAACAAGCGATTAAGTTAATTGCAAGTGATATGTATTATTTCAGAGAGGATCGTAAGAGAGCTTTTCCAATGGCTTCTGAGATATTACTACAACCTTATAAATGTTATTTATAGGATATGGCTTTTATTTCTCAAATAAAGGCAGGTGAATTTAATATTCGACTTCAACTTAAATCACCTAGTGGTACTCGAAATAGTTTTGGTGAAACACCTGTTGCTAGTTATGATTTAGAAAAAACTATTTGGGCTAAAAAAAGTGTTACATCTTTGCGAGATATAAATGAAAAATTTGAAGGAGACCAATTACAATCTTACGGAAAGTTTTTTATACAAATTAGATATGATGAATATATAAAAAATTTTATATTTCCTAACTGGATATTAGTAGACCCTAATACAGATGAAGTATATGAGATTTTAAGTTATATAATAGACCCTAGAAAAGAATATATAGAGTTCTTTACTAAAATTGATATAAATCAATCTATACTTTAATATGGCTGAAAGGACAGGTATAAGAGTACAAAGAATACAAGATGTTCAGCGTAGTTTAAAAAAACTAGGTAAGACAGCTAAAGAGTCTCGTACAGCTATAAATAAAGCCCTTAGACCTGCTGCTAATATGTTAGCTAGAGGTATTCAAAAGGCTTACAAAAAAGAGTTTAATAAAAACTCTGATTACAAAAGAAAAAGTGGTAGAACACCAACTTGGAAAACTATTGGTATAATTACAGCTCGTAGGTCGAGAGAACCAGGTTTATTTGTTGGTCCTATTGTTCGTAAAACCACACCTATAAGAATTAAAGGAAAAGATAGTAGAAACTTACCTGCGATGCAAATTAAAGGTAATAAGATTCAACCAGACCCTAGACCTGATGTGTTTCAGGCTACAGCTATAAAAATGGAGTCTCAAATATACACTCAAGCCGAAAAAGATTTAGATAGGTTAGTAGAAAAAATGATTAAACAAGCAGGTTTAAGATAAGATATGTTTGCAGTAATAGGAAAAGAAATAGTAACAAGATTACAAGCAACAGCAGCTTTTACAGCAGTTAATGGTAATAACAAGGTTTTTCCAGTTATTGTACCACAAGATAAGATTTTCCCTTGTACTACTTATGAAATAACAAATGTAACAAATTTTTTATCTAAAGGTAGTTCTCTTAACTCTTGTGATGTATCAATTCGCATCGCTTGTTTTGCAGACTCTTATAACACAACATATAATCAAGCCAAGGCAGTCGTAGAAGCCTTAGACTTGTTCGAGGTGACTTATACTGAAGATAGTGTAAGCTACACAGCGAAATTCAGATTTCTTGATTTAGACGATGACTATTTCAAGACTCCTGAGAAATTCTACAAAAACATAAATTTTAACTGTCTAATAATTAAAAATTAAATTAAAATGCCAATTCAAAACGCAACAAATGTAGTTATTCAAGTATCTACAGATAGCACAGAAGGTAACCTACAAACACTAGCACACTGTACTTCAGCTAGTTTATCTCTTACTAGAGATTTAAGAGATTCAACAACAAAATCTTCAGATGCTTGGTCTCAGTCTTTAGCAGGTTTAAAGTCTTGGGAATTAAGTGGAGATGGTTTTGTGGAGTTAGTAGATTCTATTACTGCACACGATCCATACGATAGTGCTTCAGGTACTCTAATGGGATATAAAAAATTATATGACCTATGGGCTGCAGGTACAGAAGTATATGTAAAGTTCGGTAAAGATGGTTCTGGAAATCACTATGAAGGAAAAGGTTTTATTTCAAGTTTATCTGCTGATGGTGGAGTTGAAGAAAACGCAACTTATTCAATTTCTATAACAGGTTCAGGTAGTCTAGATGTAGGAAACTAATATTAATAATTAAATCCAATATATTATGGCAATACAAAATGCTTCGGATTTATTAATTTATAAGAAATCAAGTGGTTCTAATGTTGCTCAAGTAACGCAATTCTTCATTAAGTCAGATGGTAATACACCATTAGATGCAACGGGTAATGTTAAAGTTACTAATTTAGTTGATGGTTCAGGTTCTTCTGTATCTGACCAAACAGTAACAGTTGGGACTAATACTGATTTAGGTTTAGCAACTGCTCTGAGAGATGCTATTCACGCTTTAGCAGGTTACACTTGTACAGGAGTATCATCCAATGATGATGGTAGAGTATTTACAGCAACCAATGCTTTTCAAGGTGATTTAACTGATGCTATTAGCGTAGTTGATGGAACTTCTGAAATAGAAGCAGGTGCAATAGATATAACTGTTACTACTCCAGGTTCAAGTGCAAATGCTTATGAGCCTATAGCTTTTTCAACTAGTGCTAGTATATCTTTTACAAGAGATTTAAGAGATATTACAACTAAAGATAGTGATGCTTGGTCAGAACAAGCTCCTGGTATGAAATCTTTTGAGATGTCTACTGATGCTTTACAAGATTACACTTCTGATTTAAATTTTCAACAATTTATTGACGATTTAGGTACTGGTAATAACATTACACTTAGATTCAAGCAAAGAACTACAGGTGGTGATGACCAGTTTTATCAAGGTGATGCTATTGTATCTAGTGTTAGTGTAGATTCAGGTGTGGAAGATAATCTTACTTACTCTGTAACATTTACGGGAACAGCTAGTGTAACAACAGGTACTGATTAATTATAAATAAATAAAAAATGAAAAAGGTAGAATTAGGTGGTAAAAAAAGATGTATTAGATTTTCTTACTTATGTGTAAAAGATGTATGTAGAAAAACTAAATTAGGTCTTAATGAACTCCACAAGTTAGGCACGGAAATAGACCACGTTGGTATTTTAACATACTATGGTTTAAAGCACGGAGCTAAACACCAAGGAGAAGAGTTTAAATATAAGTTACAAGATATTGAAGAATGGCTTGATAACGAAGATTTCTCTAAATTGAATGAAATATTTGAGGCTTTTCAACTCGACCAACCCGAACAAGAGGGAAACGAGTAGAGGGTGAAGATAACGAGGAAGATGATGAAGATGAAGAGGAATTTGATTGGGATAAACTCGAAAAAATAGGATTAGGGATGATGGGGTTATCTTATAATGATTTATATGATTTAACCCCTCGTTCTTTTTCTAATGCTTCTAAAGGTTTCTTTGAACTAAGAAAAGAAGATATAAGAACTTCTTGGGAACAAACTAGGGTGATAGCTCACGTTACTGCATCACCACACTTAAAAAAGAAAATTAAGGCTCAAGAACTCTTACCTTTCCCTTGGGACAATGAAACTAAAAAGAAACGAGTTAAGATAGCTTCACCCGAAGAAATCAGAAAAGTCATAGAGTCTTATGAAAATAAGAAAATTACAAAAATAAATTAGTATGGGTGGTGTAAAAACTATATCTATTATTGTAGCTGCTAATATTAAGGGGCTAGAAAAAGGATTAAGTAAAGCAAGTGGATCTCTTAGAAAGTTTGCATCTAATGCAGCTCGTACAGGTTCTCTTTTATCTTTTGGTGTTACTACACCTTTAGCTGCTTTAGGTAAACAAGCTTTTGACACATTTTCTACTTTTGAAAATGAAATGACTAAGGTCAAAACTATTACTGGAGCAACGGCTAGTGAGTTCCAAATGCTTACTGAAGAAGCAAAACGATTAGGTGCTTCAACTCAATTTACTGCACAACAAGTAGCAGAACTTCAGTTAATATTAGGTCGTAAAGGTTTTGATCCTACTGCTATTAAAAATATGGAGCAATCCATATTAGATTTAGCTTTAGCAACAGGTGAAGATTTATCTTTGGCTGCTGAAACAGTATCAGCATCAATAAATGCTTTTGGATTAGAAGCAGGTCACGCAGGGTCAATAGCAAATACTTTAGCAAGTGCATCAGCAAACTCAAGCGTACAATTAAGTACATTCGCAACAGCCTTTGGTCACGCAGGTACGGCAGCTAAATCTGTAGGTGTAGACTTCAATGAATTGTCTGCTATGATGGGTGTCTTAATGGATAATGGTATTAAGGCTTCTAAGGCAGGTACAGGACTTCGTAAAATATTTATTGAGTTAGCACAAAGAGGTAAAAGTCTTACCGATGGTCTTGATGAAATGGCTAAAGGTAATGTTAGTATAATAGATACTTCTACGGCTGTAGGTAAAACAGCAGCAGCACAACTCAAAATACTATTAGACAATAGAAATGCTACTAAAGAATTAGCACACGAGTACAGAACCAACACAGGTCGTTTGAAAGAGATGTCAAAGGAAATGGGTGGTACTACCTTTGCTAAAGTAAAGAAAATGCAATCTGCTATAGAGGGACTGAAACTAGAATTTGGTGCTTTACTCGCAGATATGTTACTTCCTTTTATAAAGAAGATAACTGAATTAGCTAATAAATTCACAAACCTTGACGATAATACAAAACGAATGATACTTACATTCGCAGGTATATCAGCAGCTCTTGGTCCTGCACTTTTAGGTATTGGTGCGTTACTTTCTTTGGTATCACCTTTAGGATTAGCTATTACTGGTGTCGCAGCAGCTATAGGTGCATTAAGTGTAGCCTCAAGTGATAATCGTACTGAGTTAGAAAAGCAACAAGATGCTATGAATAATTTAGCAGAAAGAGCTATGTCTGCTAATGAAGGTACTGAGAAAAGAATAAAATTAATACAAGAATTACAAAAAGAATACCCTAGTTTATTAGAAAATTTAGATGCTGAGAAAGTTTCTAATGAAGATATAAAGAAGGCTTTAGACCAAGCAAATGGATCGTTCTTAAAAAAGATAAGATTACAAGCAGAATCACAGAAACTGCAAGAGTTGATGAATGAAAAAACTAAAGCTGGTGAAAAATTAATACAAGAAGAAAATAAAGCTTTAGAGTTATCTAGGAAGATAGCAGGAGACAATTTAGATACAAGATTAAGTGCTTCTGATAAACTTAAAAAAATCATTAAAGATATAGTTGTAACAACTAAACGTAATGGTGTTTTAGCAGGTGAGGTTAACAAAACCTATAAATTATATGGTGAAACAATAAGTAGCTTAGATGCAGCAAAATTATATGAAATTAATCAATCTTTAACAGAACAACAAGGTGAGTTTGACACAACATCTCAAGCACTTGAAGATTACTTAAAACTATTAGAAGAAATAGGCTCTACAGCAGGTCAAGTCGATATGACTGAACCAAGTGAAGGTGGGACTTCAGATGATGGCTCAGAACCTGATGTCAAAAAACCTTGGTGGGAAAAATTATTTGGGGATGATTTAACAAAAAAACTAAAAGACAGTAGTGCTAAAATAAAAGAGTTTTTTAAAAAGTTAGAAAGTGATGGTCAAACTGGTGCTGAAAACTTACAACTAATGTTTACCCAAGCTTTTGGTGCATTAGGTGCTGTATTTGATGCACAACTAGCGAAGCAAGAACAAGCAGACCAAGAAAGATATGATAGAGAAATAGCAAGATTAGAAGGTAGTTCTGAGTTTGCTCAAATGACTGAAGAAGAAAAACAAAATGCTATTGCAAAGATAGAAGAAGATTCTTTTAAAAAGACCAAAAAGATTAAACAAAAACAAGCGAAACTAGAGAAGGCACAAGCAATATTTGGTGCTATAGTAAATACACTAGCTGCTATAACTAAAGCTCTACCAAATATACCTTTATCAAATATAGTTGGTGCTTTAGGTTTTATGCAAGTAGCTGCGATAAGTTCAACACCAATACCTAAATTTGCTGATGGTGGTATCGTATCAGGACCAACAATAGGTATGATGGGTGAATATCAAGGAGCAAGAACAAACCCTGAAGTTATAGCACCATTAGATAAACTAAAATCTATGATGGGTAGTGTGGATGTAAACGTAAATGTTACAGGTCACTTAGACGCAGAAGGAATACAAATAGCAACAGTAAGAGGTAACGATATAGCCAGACAAAAAGGTGGTAGAAGTTTTAATACTTAATTAATTAAATATGGCTTTAAGATTTAAAAGTGAATTTAGAAATCTTGCAAAAGATTTATATAAGATAGAAATTCACGATAGTAGTTTTTCGGGTACAGAAACTGAATTTGTACTAAGAAATCAAGGTTTTAAACTTTCATATACTGGTGGTGAAAACACTTGGGATTTAATAAAACCTTCTACATTAAGTTTCACAATAAATGTAGATAATAATACATTAAAAACTTTTATATCTGATTTAACTAGTTCTGACGAAACTAGATTTACAGTAAAGGTTTTCTTAGATAATACTAGGTCATCTCAACAGACACCTCCTTATACACCTGATGGAAGTTACTATAAATTATATTGGTTAGGTTATATAGAAAAAAGATTAATAACTATTGATGATTCTTCATATCCATACGATTTAAATTTAGTTTGCTTAGATGGTATAGAAAGATTAAAAACATTAGATTATAAAGCATCAGCAACTAGTCCTTATGAAGATTTAGTCACTATTAATACGCACATATCAAGAATACTTGGTAAAATTGACGTTGGTAATCATTTTGCTGCAACTGATGATATGTTTGCTACTAGAATTAATTGGTACGCAACGAACTCTAATCACAGTTCTTCAGCAGGAGTTTTTGCTAACACTAAACTTCATAGTTCAGCTTTTAACACATTTAATCAAGAAAATGAAGTAGTATTTAAATCATTTTATGATGTATTAAATATAATATGTCGGTTATTTCAATGTAGATTTATGTTGAATAAAGGCAAATTTTACTTTACACATTTTTTAAAATTAGATTCAACTAGCGATATAACTTATAATAGTTATAAAAAAAATGGTGATGTATCTACAACTGCTAATATAAGTATTCAAAGAAATTCTATAAATGGTGAGTATGAAGTTCAAAGTATTTCTAATCCTAACGTAATTTATAGGAGACCAGGGTTTTTTCAAAGAACAAAAACATTTGGAGGCAAACTAAAATCTGTAAAAATTAAATTTAATGGATCGGGTGACTCAGGTGAAACAGATGATTTTACAGGTGATTTATATCCTTTAAATTATTTTCCTGCTTGGGAGTATGAAAACTCAAATTGGATTCCATACGGACAAAGTTTAGAAGGACCAAATCTACTAGGGTTTTTTCAAGCAACTCAACAAATAACATTTAGGATTCACTATAATTTTACAATTCGTGTTACAAGAACTGATGCTACTGCAAATACTCCATACGCAAACAATTCTTTTTTAGGTAGAGTCGTTATACCATTTTGGTTAAAAGCACCTGTAGTATCAGGTAGTTCAGCCAATAATGCATTTTGGGAAACAGAAACTATTACAGCAACAAATAGTACAGACCCAATACCTTCACCTTGGCTGGGAGCAAGTTGGGTTACAAGTAACCAAAACACAAGTTTAAACAATGCTCAAGTATTTAAAACACCTATAATACAAATATTAGCAAATGTTGACACTCAAGACTCTGATTCATCTCAAGAATATTTGTTTGATACAATGGTTCAAACAGGTGATTGTCCTGTTACAGAAGCTAGTGGTGTTCACTTATATAATGATTATGAAGGCGATTGGGGTTCTGCTTATACTAATAACAACCTAAGTGGTTCTGATAATAATTGGTTTGCTGTAGAAAATATAGCAGGAGACACTATTTATCGTGCTGACCAATTTGATGGTTACCACGTTGAATTAGTGTACCAAAACATAGAACTTTATGCGTATCAAGATAATGAGCCTTTTGCAGGTTCAGTTATTGATTCTTATGTAGATAGTAACGAACAAAATGATACAAACTCTGAACAATTAGTTATAGATAATATAACTTTTAATGATGGTCCAAACGCTATTCCTGAAAAAGTTATTTGGGTTAATAATGGTTCTAACTACATACAATCTACAACTTGGAAATTAGATGGTGCAGGTAATCCTTTTAAAATACACAAGTTAATAACTGATTTAATTTTAAAATATAATTATTTACCAAGAGAAGTATTAAATTCTACAATTTTAGTACCTTTTTCAATTAATAAATTTGAAATTAATCCTACTACTAGTTTTTGGAGATTGTTTCGAGATGAGAATGGTGATTTAATTCAAGACGAAGTATATTCTTTTAATAGGTTAGAATATGATGCAAACTTAAATCAATATAGTTTTAGTGGTACTAAAACAGCCCCTATAACTGCACCAACAATAGTAACAGAAGATAATCCTACAAACCCTGATCCTGGTGGAGGTTATGAAGGTGATGGTTTTGTTGATAATGGTGGTAATGATACAGTCATTGATTTAATTATTAATGATGCTATTGGTAATATAAATGAATTTATTTTACCTGATGCTACGGTAAAAACAAGTATAGATGTAACGGGTTCAGATGGAACAGGAGGAATAGATATTGATATAGCTGATAATACAGAAATACTTATAATGGCTTCTAACCCTACAAGAAGGATTAAAAAACTAAAAATAAATGGAAATGTAAATAAGGGTGATACAAGCATAACAGTAGATGGTTTTACACCTGAATATGTTTATGAATCTGGGGCTAAGATAATTGTTTCAAGAGTATCACTTATGGGTTCAAGTGGTGGTGGTGGAGGTGGAACTATGTCATCTTGGAAGCTACAAGCTGATTCTGGAGCTGACCAAACTATTGAAGATGGAGATGAAGTAAAATTAATTGGTGTATCTCCTATAAGCACACTTACAGCAGCAACAGATGATGTAAAAATTTCTCACGACACATCAGGAGCTTCAGCAGGGTCTTATACAAACGCTAATGTAACTGTTGATACATTTGGTCACATAACAGCAGTAAGTAGTGGTAGTAGTGGCACTCCAGGAGGGCAAGACACACAAGTACAATTTAATGACAATGGCTCTTTTGCAGGTACTGACTTGTTGAAAGTTACAGGTGCAAATGAATTAACTATTGGTGGAACAAACACAAATACTAAATTAAATGCAGGTGCTGATATTATCTTAGGTGCTGATGTGGCAGGTGGTACTAGCTCAACAATTCAGTATTTAGATAGTGGAGGCTCAAATAGAGTAATGCTAGGAGCTTACGCTACAAATATTGTAGTATTATCAAATAGAGCTTCAAATGGTGAGGTACAGATAAGAGCAAACAATGCAACAGCAGGAGGGTCAGGCGAGTTAACTATAGCTACATTTAAAGACACATCTGTTGATTTTTTAAAGGCTGCTGAGTTAAGAGGCACAAACATAGGTAACATATTTGATACAGAGGCTTATTTGACTGCTTTAGATTTTTGTGTTAGCAATAGTACTAGTTTGCCTATATATACTAAAAGTACTGTTAATGGTGGTTCTGCTCAAATAAATTCATCAAGTGATTCTATGTATGCAACCTTCCAAGTACCTTTAGGTTATCAAGCTACTCACGTTCAAGTAAATGGAAACTCAAGTTCATCAACTTTTGATGTTTATGGTTGTAGTTGGGCTAATGATTTAGACACTTCTTTAACAAGTTCACCATCAGTAAACAGTAATCAAGCGTTGTCAAGTTCACAACCAGGACAAGCAGGAAGGTATTTATCTATAAAATTTACTCCTGGGTCTAGTGCAAACAGAGTTTACGGAGCAAAAATAACATTAGCAAGAGTATAATAAGGGAGGTTGATTGTAGTGTATCTTTTCGCTACCTTTTCGATAGACTACTTTCACTCCCTTTAAATTAAAATAACAAAATAAAGTAATGCAAGTGACA